CTTTATCAGATAACATACCTTGTCTCCAAAGAATATAATCCATCTTTAATTGAAGATAAGACGAACAAGCTCTTTTATATTTTACATCATCAGGTACTAATGGAAATCCTTCATCATCTAAAGGAAATGCATAGTAAGCCATACATACTTTACCTTCTTTAATATCAAAAGTAAGGTAGTTATTATTAATAGTAAATGTAGGAGGATTAGCTACAATTCTAGTATTTAATGGTAAAGCTTGTGGTGAAAAAATATTACCAAAATTATCATAGAAATTATCCATTCTAGCACTTTGGTCTAAGTTATAATCACAACATGAACCATCTAACATATGATGAAATAAATTCTGAGAAGGTACTGCTAATACACCATCTATTGCTACAGCAATTAGTTTATGAAAATCTTCAGGTAACTCAATTCTATAATCTTGTAAATCATATGCAGGGTCACCATTAAGTCCTATAACTTTTGGTATATATTGAAGAGGTGCTCCAATTAATTCCATACACTCATATATCCAATAAGCCCCATCACCTAAGTTGAATAAATCATTGTATGCAGTATTTCTAAAAAAATTATTTATAATCTCTTTAGAAGATGTGTAATTAGCTATTAACATTATGAGAAATAATCTATATTAGTTGTTTTAATGAGCTTAGCAAGCTCTCTTTTTCTTTCACGAAGAGGTTCAAACTTATAGAAAGATTTACCAGTTGGTCCTTTTTTACACAACCAATAAAATCTGTATCTACAGTTATCTCTATCTTCATTAAGATGCTTTATAATTTTACCTGTCTTTTGAAAATAACCCCAATCAGTTTTTAAGTTTTTACTTTCATGTAAAAGACCTATATTCATTTGCTTCTTTTGTATTCTTATTTCACCTAAGTTATAAGGAACTGAGAAGGTTTTAGATTCATGAATAACTTGATACATTATTTCTTCTAGACATTTAGTAGTAACTTTTTTATACTGCTCCCAACTTAATGATAAATCTTTAGGATTAGATGTACTAAACTTACTACCATGTGATTCAAAGTCAAACTTTTTTAAATAAGAAGTGTAGGCTGATTTTAGATTCTTATCAACCTTATATTTACCTACACCTCTTTTTGAAAGTTTACTCATTATACTTTTCCTCCTCCTTCTTCACTTTTACTTTGTTCTTCTAAAGCTTGATTACCACTGTTAGTTCTATCTTGTGGAACTTTAATAGCTAAGCTTAATTCTTCTACTACCATTTTAATAGCAGGATCTATAAGATGTGAAGACATAGGATAAGTACTATCCCAATCAAAACATGCATTACCTGCACAATCATCATAATTGACTATATCATTAGGCTGTTCAAATATACCAGTTACTGAAATATTCTCAATATATGGAGCATCTATAACATAGATGTAGTTATTAAATAAAGTAGCAAATGGTCTTTTAAATCTAGTATATGTAGCATATGGTACTCTAGTATAAGGAATAAACTCATATGTAAAACCACCAAACTCTGAACTACCTATAGCTGTAATTAAATCTTTGTTCTTACCTTCAATAGGTTTAGGAATTTGCTGAGTTGTTTTGTATACTTTACAATCTAAAGGAATACTACTATCAAAAGAAGTATCTGTAGAACTAACAGGTAAACACTTAATAGTTTGTACATTATTATCAGATAAAGATTGGCCTTTATTAATTTGTTGTCTTAATAATGTAGCACGAGCCGCATCAATAAGAAAGGCTACTTGTCTATCTGATATTTTATCATCATCAGTAATTAATCCTCCTCTTAGGATTGACTTCACTGTGTATATTAGTTCCCTTTGGGTTGCCATGATTTACTTTTTTATTGTTACTTTTTTTCTTTAGTTGAGGTAACTCAGGTAGAGTTTTTTCTATTTCTAAGTCATCTTCTTCTGGTATATCCTCAACCCAATGTGCAGATTTAGGCTTTACCTTTTTCATATTAGTCGAATATATTAACTTGAAAATATCCTTCTAATCCTTTTTCTTTATTCCAAAGATACGCCTGAGCAGCTTTCATATGGGAATATCCCATCATTTTATGCCAGTCATCAGTGATACAAATGCTAGGAAGGAATCTAGTTTTTATACCACAAAACTCATTCAGCATTTCCTTATGAAAATGTCCTAAATGAGCTTCTCTGTATTTAGTACGAGCAAACATCTCTGGTTGTTCAGTAGCCATAATTAACGGAAGATTAGCAGTTTTCTCTTTATCTCCATGTGTAAACATAAGCATATTTACACCATATTCAAAATATTTTCTGTAATCACCTGAGTTATTTACAGAGACATTTTTATTGCCTTTGAAATATGCAGCTAATACTTCACCTGCATAAAACATTCTCTCCATATCATGGTTACCTGGAACCACAATAACATCTACTTTATAAGTTTTAGAAAGCACTTGAACTAAGGCAGTCATTGTAGCCCAATAATGCCTAAATGAAGTTTGCCAATCTACAGAGTCTTCTTGAGGAGTACCACCTGTAGTAGTCTTTCTTTTTCCTTCAGAATTCATACCATCATTTTCAACAGGAAGTAGTATTCTTTCTACACCAAATCTCTCAGCTTTTTCTAAGAGATTATACACACATTCTAAGAACCTTGTTGAAAGTTCTTCTATATCACCTTTACCAAAATGCAAATCAGGTAAGCTTATTTCTAGACAAACATCACCTGACTCTATTACTTTGTTATTTATTGTTTGTAAACTTCCTAACAATGATAATTCATCTAAAAATTTCTTTTTAAATTCTCCCCACTGTTCTTCAAAATTTACATCAAACTGTAATGATTCTCTCCAAGAACCATCATACACTTGCCACATTTTGCCCCTTACTAAACTACCTTTGTAGCCTTCAGGAGTATTTACTTCTTGTTGAGTTCTATACTCTTTTATTATTCGAGCTTTTACAAATCTCTGTCTTACTCCAGCTGCTACATTATAATTAACATTAAATGTATCTACTATATCTCGGATTGAACTTTCAGGATTCTTTTCTAAGTAAGCTCTAATTTTACTATTTATGTCTTCAGACATGTATTAAGGTTTTACATAACCTCTTCATCTGGATTATCTACTCTATTTACATCTGTATAAGTAGGATAATAACTATCAGTAAAGTCTCTCATTCCGAATCTACTTCTAAACAACTCTACTATGTTTTCTGCTGTTAAAAAACCTAAGCCTAATAATACGATTGTAGCATAGATAATAACATACTCTCTTTGTATAGACATTCCATTAATTAAATGCACAACAAATCCTATATTAAAAAGCATAAAGGCTATAAACACAGTAAGCTTTCTTGCTGATACTTTTCCCTTTCTTTCAAAGGATTGTAGTAACCATACTAAGAAATTATTCATGGTGTGAAATATAATTTTGATTCAATTTGTCGTCTTTTAATTAACCCATTAATAACTTTTCCTCCACCTCTAACCCACTTCATAAATTGATTAGTTATTTCAGGATTATCAGGATTTTTATTTATAAGACGTAGTAAAGTGGATTTTCTAAAGTTTGTTACTCCTACATTATAAGCAAAGCTTGTTAATGCATCAAATTGATTCTGAGATATATGTGGAATAACTAAACTTGTTACAGCTTTTTCGTAAGTATGAACCATGTTACTTAAAAGTTGTTCTGCCCATTCTTCTGAAATAGGTGCATCATTCATAGTAACCTTAGTACCATTTGTATAATATGTAGCTCCATACACAATAGTAGGAACTCCCGCAGGACACAGATAAGGTTTTGCAGAAAAACCTTCAAATTTTTTAATTAAGTCTAAACCTTTTTGACTTATTTTCATGGTCGTATAATGTTTTTTACGAACTTCTTTTTATACCAAGCAGTCATTTTAGTTCTAAGAGGACTACCTATCATAGTGTCTACTCCTACAATAACAGCAAGTAAATAAGAAAGAGCTTGTAAGAATAATACTACATCACTCATTGCAGGTAAAAAACTTATAATCTTACCTAATACTACTAAACAAATAGTTAAACTTGTTCCTTCTATACTTGTCATATCTAAATTCGGATGGCTCATTATTTTAATTTTAAATATCTTTTGTTATAATATCATATCTTGAATTACAACCACACTGATCACATAGTTCTAGAGTTTGCTGAATTATATCAGTCATTTCATCTTCTGTAAGGCAAGTAGTAAAGTTATAAGGAGGATTAATAGTTCTTACTGCTCTAGCTCTTCTACCAGCTCCTCCAGGAGTTTTGTTTAAGTAAGTACTTAAGCCTGTAAGCATATTAATTACATAAGCTTGGCTATTATCAAGTGGATTAGAATCTAATCCATAATAATAGCTAGTAGGACTTGCTGAAAATCCACCTATTGTAGAATACATAGTTTGTATAACAACTAATTCTTCAGCAGTAGGCAATCTCCAACCATCTCCTATACTAAAAGCATCATTTATATAATTAATCCAAGAGTTATTTGTAACAGTCCCACTATCATAAAATAGATCTGTAGGATAAACTTCAAATGTTACATTATATTGAGCAGGAATATCATAAACAGTATTATAATATTTCTTAAGAATATTTACTAATGCTAATATGTAACGTACATTTTTATATGTAGTAAACCTATTAGGTTTAGTAAACATTTCTTCCTTTAGTCCTTTATAGGCTAAATCAGCTGCACAGCATTGTGCATTATTTATAATAGTTTCAAACTCTGTTTTAACCCAAGCCATATTAACAATTTAAACAATTTTGTTCACTACAAATCCATTGAGCTTTAGATAAATGCTTAGCAGCCATATTATTTTTACCACAAGCATTTGCATACTCTGCAGCTTTTAAATAACTTTCAGCTTCTAAAGCTTTATTTAATTTTTCATTTTTACAATCTGTACAATCAGATTGAGAAGCTAAGTGAAATAATTTATCTACACAACATGCTGTACTAGTAGTAACTAATAAATAATATTTTGCAGAATAAATTGTAGCAACCTTACTTATAGGATCTACATAATTTACACTATATGTAAATGTATATACTCCATCAGGCATATTTTCAGGAGTAGCAGTTCCACTATAAGTAGCTGTATATCCTGTACCTGAGTAATAATATAAATAATCTTCTTGTAATCCTGTTGTATCAGGAAATTGTGTACCTCCTAAACTAGGATCATAACTAAAAAGAGTTATAGTAGTATCATCAGGAGTTAATACAGTTAATAAAGCTCCTGGTGTAGGAGATACAGTTTGACAATCTGCTATAGCAGGATTAGGTGTTCCCCAACCTGTTACATTAAAACTAGCATTGTATGCTCCTGTAGTTTCTGTAAAGATTAACTTCTTAGCATCTGATGATATTTTGGGAAGTATGCTTAATTGAAGACTCATTTTAATTTATTTATTAAGTTCTTATATTTTAAAAAAGGGGTAGGCTAAATATAAACCTACCCCTTTTAAACAAACAATAATCTAAAGTCAGTAATACAAGTTAAATTACATTACAGTTACAGTAGTTCCTGTCCAGTCATTTAATGCAACTTGAACACCTGTGTTAGCTGCAGTTCCTTGAGGAGCACCTGCAGGAATCATGATTTTAACAAGTTGTGGCATTGCAGGAACTGCTACTACAGTAGCTTGATCTTGAGAATAAAACTCAAGAGTTAATGTAGAGTAGTTTACAGCTGAAGTTGGGAAAATATCACCATTAGCACCTGTACTAGTTGGAGTAGCTGTACCAGCACCTACAGTTACACCAGTTGCTGCGGCAACAGTACTAGCAATTGTAAAAGTAGTTGTAGAAGGAACTGCTACAATTTGTACAGTAATAGGGTTACCTACAGCAGGTGTAGTTACACCAGCAATAGTTACACTTTGTCCTACTACAAAACCATGAGCAGCTGAAGTAGTAAATGTAGCAAATGCTCCAGTAGTTACATAAGCAGAACCTACACTAATAGTAGCAGCACTAGTAGAACCTACTGTATTACTAACTGAACCATCTGCAGTAAAAGTTTCATTTGCAATAGGCAATGGAACACTCATACGATTTAATGCTCCTTGAAATCCTTTGCTAAATGATTCTTCTTCTAATACTAAACGGCCATCTCCATTTCCATAAGCCATATCTTGAGTCTTAGAAATAGTAGTAGCACCAAATCCACTCATTTGAAGAGTAAATGAAGTACGCTTAAATTTGAAGAAATCACGACGATAAGTTAAAGCCTTACCTGTAAAACGAACTCCCCAAGATGCACCTGCAGTTACAAACCCTTGGTCAGCAGCTGGTAAAACAGAGTTAGAAGGACCTGCATAAGGTTGATCTAAAATCCATCCAAATGGAATACTAGGATGAGCTCCTTGTACAGTATAAACAGGAACTGTAGTACCACGGCCTGAACCTGTAGCTCCTAGACGAATTACTGAACCTGCTCCAAATCCTGAGTTAGCTGGAGAAGCTGTAGTCCAAACTACTACGTTAGAACCATGAGTTACTTCTGCAGTAGTAGCAGTTGTAAATGCAGCAGCTGTACCTGAGTTTAACATAACACCTGTGATAGAAAGGCCATCAGTGTTATATTTTCTCATTATGTTTTTAACAATAGCTTTTGCTAAGTCTTGTTGAGAAGTAACTAAGTTATTAGTAACTGAAGTTACATTCTTTTTCTTTTGCTCAGCCCACATCATGTCATCTTGATTTTCAATTACAGTTAATTGAAAGTCAAGACCTGCGGTAATGTCTAATGAATTAGCTGAACCATTGTAACCAATATGATAAATTTGCTCTTGACCAAAGGCATAAGATTTACCACGGTAAGCAACTAATTTATTATAGTTAAGTTTAGAAGACCAAACTAAATTATCACCATTACGTTGAACAATTTGAATAGAAGGTGAAGTAAGATTACTCATAGAAGAAGCATCATATACTGCACCTGCACTATTTACTACTACAATCTCTCCATCTGCAATATAACCAGATGCATTAGGATTTAATACTTGAGTAGCGGCACGACTAATGTTTTTTCCAACAAAAGTCTCTTGGATATTTTGAACACTTAATACGCTCATTTTGATTTAAATTTTAAAGGTTAATTAATTAAAGAATTATAAATTTGATAGATACTGATGCAGTACCTGTAAGGGCAATTGGGTTGTAAAGATTAATTACAAATGATCCATTAGAAGCTACTACACTTTGTATAAAGATACCACCAGTACCTACAGTAGCTGCACTAATTTGACATAGCACTGTGCTACTTGATGTACAATAAGCATCTGTTATAGTAATAGATGTTGGAGTACTAACAGTATTAGTTAAAGTAGCTGAAGTAATAGTACCACTAATTGCATTTAAAGTACCTACTTGAGCAGTAGTTCCTGTTGTAGTTACTGCATTAGCTACAGTGTTTACATCTGACCTATTATTAATCCAATTAATAATAGGATTAACGTCAGATGCACGAGCTGGCTGATTATTGCCAGTACCACCTTCAAGTTGAACTATACGTCTTGAAAGGGTTCTTATTTTTTGAAGTAAAGCCATTTTTTTTTAAATTTGTTTTACGAGTTTATCTAATTGTTCTAATTGTAATCTTGGGTCGCCAAGAGTCTTCATTGCTAATTCTACAGCCATTTCTACAATTTTAGTAGCAGCTTTAGAAAGTAACTCACAATTTTGGTTTATATTATATCCTAAACTAGTGCTAGAATAATTTTTACCGTATTGAATTCTAATAGGTTCTTTTAGGCAGTCTAAATAATAAGTATTTATTGTACATCCTGTATAACCAATTACTTCAAAATAATGAGTTGTTCTTGTAACAGTAGCTTGAGCATAGAGTGGAGGAGTAGGTAAAACTCCAGGAGTAGCTAATCCAGAGGTTGTGTAATAAGTAAAACTTAAAGGAGTTGCAGTAGCTATTTGGAATGTTCCATTATAACCTGGAGTTGTTACTCCTGAAATAGTTACTGTCTCACCTACTACAAAACTATTTGTAGCAGTTACACCTACTATATTAGTTCCTGCAGTTTGAATAATTCCTGTAATATTTACAGCCACATTAGTAGTTGTATAGTCACTAGTAAGTCTAATAATCTCTTCTTTCCAAGGTTGTTTAAATGGATTATTTACAACTTTATTATACTCATCTCTAGTCATAGGAATTACAGGAACTCTTCTAGTTACTGTATTGCCACAATCTGTATAAGTAATGCTAGCTTCTTCTAATAAAGCTAATCTATAGTCATACCCATTTGTAAAGAACGTAGGTAAAGGAACTCTTTGACCTGAAGGTTTACTACCACTTGTAAATGGACTATTAACTGTATAAGATTTAGTTATATCTTTAGTAAAGTCCATCCAATCTTGTGATTTTTCTAAACCATCTTCTGTTAAGACTTTTAAGAATTGATAGTACGCATTGTTCAAATATATGTCAATCTCTTCTGCAGTTAGCTCAGGAGCATAGTTATTACTCTGCTTGTCTAACCAGTGAAGAAACTGCTCATGCATTTGTTCAACAGTCATTATCATATTACTTAACAGCTTTTAATTTAGCAAGTAAACCAATCTTTGTATCTTGAAAGTCATCAGATTTTAGTTTATTAATTACTTCTAATTTTGTAGTGCCTAGTTCTACTCCACCATTAATAAAAAACTTACCACCTTTTCTAATAACTATATTGTTACTAATGAAATCTTCTAGTAAGATAAAGTCCTTATAATAAGGATTATCAAATGTTTGAAGGAATTCTTCAGGACGAGATTCAACAATATTTCCTAAAGTCTGATCAATTAAATCAGGTTTAGTTGTACTATCTACTTTCATTGCACCTTCGTCAAATACTTTCAAGTAATTTGCTTTATCAGCTAAACTCATTCCACTAAACTTAACATAAGCTTTAGTCTTAAGATTAATCTTTTCAGTATCATACTTAGCTTCTTGGTCTACTGAAGAAAGTACTACATCAGCCATTGCATTAACAGCTAAATCTTCTTTTCCTTTAGCAACTCGGTGAGAAGCACTAAGAATCTTATACCAAAGTTTATGTTTAACATTATTATCACAATCAAGTGTTAAACCCTCTTTAGGAATTTTAATTGCATTTCTATGTTCAGCCCAAAACTTTCTATTATACGGTGATAATGAACCTGGTTGTACGAACATCTCTGCTTCAAACGCAATTCTTTCTTCCTCTGATAAACCTGTTATCACAATATCAGAATTATCCCTAGCTCTAGCTGGTACTATCCAAATCTGAGAACCAGAGAAGATAGTATTACCATCATGGTTAGGGTTAATGGCGTGAAGCCAAGACTTTCTGCAAGGCTTCACTGACCATTTACCTGATATTTTAGAAAGAGGACTTTCCACTTTATTGTTTTTTGTATTTTCAACTACACTTTTCTCCATCACAATTAGATTTTAAAATTATTAATAAGTAATATCTGGAATTAATTCACAAGCACTTAATGGGTTCTTCAACATAATACCTTGCGTAGCTTGGCAATACATTTCATAACCATCAACAGGAGAAGCTCCCATACCACCATTTTGAGGACCAAAAGGTGTAGTTGAACCTGGAACATACCATTTAATTTCTGAACGACCCTTAGGCGCTACTTTCTGAATATTAGGCTCACCATTAGTAGTACCAATGTTGAAAATAGTCATACGGTAGTTTTCAGTATATCCACCATCAGGATGCTCCATACGGTGTAATACAGCATCATCATACTGAGGCATGTGAGCAACAGTAATCTTGATACCTTGAGGTCCTAAGAATTGCTTGTATTGGCCTCCTAATGTCTTGTTCTGACCTGCGCCTTTAATACGCTCAGTATCTCCAAGAGGAATTAATACTCCAATCTTATCTTCAATTAACTTGTGGAATTGAATCATTCCTCTTTCACCTGTTAGAATTAAGAACTCACGCTCATCTTCAGGTAAAATGTTAATGGATAAGTTAGTCATTACTTCCAACAAATAATCTAATGTTAATGTGTTGTAGTAAAACTTGTAAGTCGGAGAGATTTGCTCACGTAAACCTGCACCTTGTTTAATAGGGAATCCATTAGGAGCTTTCTGAGTGAAAGTACCATCTGCATTGCTATTTAATGTAGAATACATTAATTGGTTAGCTTTTTCTTTAGCCCATTGGAAGTTGAATTCCATCTCTTGCCATTTAGTCCAAACAGTTACAGATTTTCCTTCTGAACCTGTCATCTTAATTAACAAAGGACGGTCTTGCATATTTCCAGGTACTACATACTTCTTAGATAAAGTAGAGAACTGGTTACGCATTTCAAACATTGAGCTGAATTGAGTCTCACCGTACTGGTCATTCAATGTGTTTGTAACTGAGTTATACAACTTAGATACTTTACGACCTGGACGTAATAATTCAGCAGGAGTAAAGTAAGTTCCATCAGCACGCATGTGGCGAACTGTGTATACCCAATTTGTACCATCAGGACGACCATCATCTTCAATACGTACTCCGTGGTCTACATCATCAAATGATACATAGTCAGAAGCTACAAAGAACTTCTCAGCTAATGTAATTTCATAAGTAACTTTACCTAATCCAGGAGTTGCCGAAGTAGGACCAGCAATAATAGTAATAGCACGACGGCTATCACCTTTTAACATCCACTTGTACTCACCATCATGATCGAACAATTTAGTAGGGTATTTAGAAAGGAAAGAATCCAATCCAATATAACCCATACGATTGAACACTTCAGTAACAATATCTGAAGCTAATTGTACGTCATTTTGGTAAATAGCGTATAAGTGGTTTTCAGTAGTTAGGCCAGCCCAAGACTTAGCGTAACTAACCTGCAAGGAATTTAATTTTTGAGTTGCAGCCATTTAACAGTTTTAATTTAAGTTAGTAATTAGAATTTATAAGATTTTTTAGATTGGTCAATTGCCTTTTTAATAACTGACATATCTATTTTTTTATTTTTTGCACTAGAGTCTTCTGTATTAATTATACTCTTAGTTTTTTGCGCAGCTTTAGTATAAGCTTTTCTTTCTACTGCATCTAGTTTACCTTCTAGTTGCATTACAAATTGAGCTACTGCAAGCTGCATTTCTTTAGAAGACATTCTATTTTCAAGTTCTGTACGACCATTTCTATCTCTACGAGTAATAGCCATAAATAACTTTTCTTTGTCTTGCTTCTGAAGAGGAACACCAGGGATAAATCCTTCTGCTGTTTCTATATCTTTTTTAAGCTGATTAATTTGAGCACTATATTGCTGTTGTGCAACTAATTGTCTTTGCTCAGCTTCATAACCTAATTGTTGTTGATAAGAATACTCATATTTCTTAAGTTTTTTAAGAGCTATTTTAGCTTCTTTCTCTAATAACAATCCATCTTTATATGATTCAAGTTTCTCTTTAATTTCTTCAGGATCATGGTCTTGTAATGCAAGCCATTGTCCTACTAAATTTTCTTGAAGACCTTCATCATCTTTTAATACATCATCATTAATAGCAGCAAAAGATTCTTGTCTTGCTCTAGAGTTAAGCATATCATTTAATGGAACACCTCTCATGTACCCATCTGCTAAATACTTAATCTCATCAGGCAAAGCATTAAATGCTTCAGCTTTTACTTTTTCAAAGAACTTATCTCTAAAGTAATCCTCAGAGGATTGAAAGTCTTTCTCATCATAATCAAAGATTCCTAATTCATGGGCCCATTTAGCAATTTCTCGCAATGAATCTCCATCTCCAGATTCTCCATTATTTTCAGAACTTTCAGAGCTTGGAGTATCCTCCATCTCTACTTCTTCATTTGGGTCAAAAGTATCAATACTTTCAACTTCTTGTAAGGCTGCTTCTTCAAGCTCTTCCTTATTTTCTTTTTCTACCTTTTCCTCGAAGCTTTCAATACTTTCTACTTCAGGAATTGTAATTTTGTCTAATACAGACAAATCTAATTTAGTCTCTTGATTCATATTTTTATTTCTTTACAACTTACAACTTCACCTATGAAGACACACAAAAGTAATTTTACTATACATCTTTAAACAATAGTTAGATTAACTTTTTTATAAGTCTCTATAGCATTTTATCTATTTACCTTGACCACGGTATGATTTTTTGTAATTTTTAGAAGCTTTTAAGCCACTTGTATTCTTTTTACTGTGGACTCCTGGTATTCTTTTTTTAGCCTTCTTTTTATAAGAAGACATATTAGTTTTACTACTTGTAGCTTTTTTTGCCATTATCTTATTTCTCTAAATTTAATTGATGCATAACATGTTTGTGTACCACTTAATGAAGTAGCTTTTAAAGTCAATGTTCCTAAAGACCTAACAGCTCCTGCTTGATTTAATGTAATTGGATACCTTGATACAATAGCTGTATTAGTAACACCTTTAGCACCTCCTGAAGATGCTACATACCCACCATCTATAACTATACTAGGACTACCACTTAATGTGCCTAATACATTATATTCAGAACTTGAATAAGTAGTGTTAACATTATTATATGTAGTAGTTCCACTAATAGCTTGACCTAAACAAAGTTGCCATTGAATAGGCTGATTACCTCCATTATAAATTTCTACATCTATGTAAGCAACTCTTGTTCTATTAGTTATACCATTAAATGTAGTCTTTGGTCTAAGACTTAACATATGGGTACCACCAGTAGCTACACTAATAGCACCTGAATCTTGCTGGAATGTATATCCAAATACATTGATATCCTCTGTTCCTCCCTCTGATATTACAGCAGAACATAAAAAGTACATTGTTGTGCTAACTGTAGCAGTGCAGGTCATGCCACACCTTACAGGAAGGTTGGCTGATTGTAAATATGGAGGTGTAATATTGTTTGCATGAAGAAACTCGTGAGCATAAATAATAGTACCATCTATATCAAATCCTATCCTAACCCTGCCTGCATACAGTGCCTGAATGTCTATAACTAAAATTTGTACATTGCTTATATCAAGCGTAACACCGCTAGCACCTGTACCATCTAATTTATCTAAGTTCCAAGAAGATTGAACAACTGTTTGGTCACCACTTCCTGTAGCTGAGTAAATAGTAAATTGTTTAGTAGTCCCATTTAACTGAAACTCTATACCATTAACACCATCTGAATAACCTGCAAACTTTAATACATCTGCTACTCCTGCTAACATATTAAAAGTTACAAAGATTAATTGTGAACGACCAGGTTGATATGGAAAATACTCATAACTTTGCATATAAGCTTTACCTCCTGTTGGAGTAGATGCAAAAGTCATTAAAGCATACCTATTAGTAGCATCATGTGTTATAGCTGCTCCTAACCCATTTGTTACAGGTTCTAATAAAATAGGAGCCAAGTCATAAGTAAACTGAGCGTTATGTAATATCAAAGGATTACTTACTCTTAATCTACTAAATGCATCTAAGTTAGCAGAGTCTGCAAAAGCAAACTCATTACTAACTATAGCTGTATTATTTGTTGTAGTAGTATTATCTACTAAAGTTGTAGTAGAAATAGGAGAAATATACCTAGTTAATCTACCATCTTTAGTACCTATATATATATCTCCATTACTATCAATATACTTGTAGTTATACTTTGCTAATTTATTAGCATGAATATTTGATAGAGTAGAATTCATATATTAAGGAGTATTTACAAATCCATTAAATGAAGATAGTGTATCACTTAAATGAGAATTATTATATACTGTTATAGTTGTATTTAAAGTACCTTGTACAGTTTTACCTCCTGTTCCTATAGCAAATGTAATAAAATCTCCATCTTTTACACCAGATATTATACTTCCTGATGCAGCTAAAGCAGAATATCCAAGAGTTACAGGATCTGATGAAGACCAACTTTCTGCTTCAGATGGTGCACTTGCAGATACTTTATAATAAAGAACTGCTAAACTATCAAATGTAATATCATCAGTATAAGTTATTTCTAAATCAATAGTAGTAGCAGTTGGTATTATACCACTTATTATACCAAATGAAGAATAAAACCATTCTGAAGGATTATTAGTATAATCATACGTTGGTCCAGTTCCTATATTCATTGGATTAGCTATGTTTGTTTGTAAATTATATGAACCACTGGTTAAACTTGATAAATATGTACCATCATCTACATTAAATAACATACCTACAAACGAATAAGGACTAGCTATAGCTGTAGTACCATCTACTGCCATAATTAACCATTGGTTATTAGTAACAGTAAAATTAATAGGAGGTAAAGTATTATAAGGCGTACCAGCTACTGCACCAGGCGCTTGTGTAAATGTACCATATATTCCACTAAGAGGCCCATCATTACCTTGAAAAGTACCATAAGGCCAAGAGTTAGCTACTTGAAAATATACATGTCCATAAGTAGGATCTAAATTACTTTTTAACTGTAAAGTTATAGGTACATTTATTCCTGTTATTTGTTGTGCAATATATTGATAAGTACCACCACTTATAGCTAAAGTATTATCAGCTGTTAACCCATCAAAATTTACAGGGTTAGGAGTAGGATCTGGAGGCAGAGGACCGTGTGAAAAGAAACCTATTTTAAACATATTATACTAAATCACCAATTAATGTCCATTCGCCAGGAGCAGTCATAATAAGAGTAGCTCCTGAGAATTGGTCTGATAAAATTGTTGCGCCTCCTTTGCTATTTAATGTAACTCCTGTATCTGCTACAAAAGTACCTGTGTTTGCAGTCATAGCAATAAAATCTATTTGAGAACCTACAGGTATACTTAATGCAGGTACTGTAATAGTATTACCTAAACCAGCTGTAAGTAAAAGAACTTTTCCTTTATCTTCATTAGCAAGTGTATAATTAGCTAAATCTATGGTTTTTAGATAGTTTACTCCACGCATCCTATCTACTTTTGGATAGTCACGTGTTTTAGTGGTAGATAAACTCATTTCTTATCGTATTTATTTTTATTTGTTTTAGCAACTCTTAAAGCTGTTTCAGCTTTCATTTTTTCAACCCTTTCTCTAGATTGAATCTCTTTTTCTTTTATACTTAATTCTTGTTTAGCTAAAGTCTCTTCCTTAGCAATCTTCATTCTTTCTGTTTCAAGCTTCATCTTTTCTGTAAAAGATTTAGACATTTCAGATTGTTGTTTAAGTGCATGATTAGCTATTTCCATAGGGTCAGGAATAGAATTCATATTTAAATCTAATTCCTGTTGACGTGCGTATACTCCTATTTCTGCAACTTGAATTCTAGTTTGATTATTTGTATCTGCAATGTATTGTTGCATTTGCATATCTTGTTGCTTCATTTGTTGTTGAGCAGCAATTTGTTCTTGTTGCATCTGAGCTTGCTGTTCTTGTTGAGCTTGTTGCTGTTGCATCTTCTCATCATAATACTGCTTAAGAGTAGCACGAATTTCAGATACAGATTCAGTACTATAAATATCTGCAATTTGATGAAATGCCATTTGATCATTCTGAAGAGCAAACTTCATATGTTCTTTCATAGCTTGGAACACTTCCATGTCCTTATTATCATCAGTTACAAACACTCCATAATCTGCATTATTAAACTCTTGGCCATCTACCTGAAACATTATAGTCTGTAAATCATCTGTTACATACTGTAATGTTTTACTACCATCTTTATATACATCTTTAGCTACTTCAAGTAAAGCCTCACATACATCTAATTTAGTTAAGTTATGCATTCTAAACAAATCTTCAGTGACTAAAGAAGATTGAGTAATACTTCTTTCTACATTACCTACTAATTCTTGATTAGAAATAGCACCTAGACGTTGTGGAGGAACACCTGCAGTATTTTGAATTTTTCTTTCAATTTCTTGAAGAAGGTTAATATTAAACTGAATGTAACTACCCATTTCAAGATTTAACTCTTTATTCTGAGTAGACATGTTCTGATTAATACCCATACGCTTGTTACCCTCATTCATAGAGTTAACAAAACCTACACGCATTGCACGAGCATAGTACATCCACTTATCTATTTCCCAACCATCAGGTATCATAGACACATCTAATAAAGCAATCTTACCAATGTTAGTAGCAAGTGCTAACTCTGTATCATACCATATAATAAAGTATAAGTAAACCCAAGGAACTAAACGGTCCATAAGGCTTGTGCTTTGAGTATTAGTAGCAGAGCACATTCTACCAAAGTAACCAGACTTACACTTAGACATGTTATCCATAGACCTAAACTGTTGTGGTCTACGTCTAATCATTGGCTCAATGTACATATCCATACCAATACGCACACCTTCCCAATACTCAGATACCCAATACCACTCAACTCTTTGCATAGGATCTTTCTTATCCCATTTAAAAGCCTCATCTACTGTAAAACTTTGCTCGTCTCCAGTTTGTGGGTCTATGTAATAAAAAGTACCTATCTTTCTAAAAGACTTCCATCTTACTCTGTATACCGGAATTCTATCAATAAAACTCTCTTGGTTTTGAAAGTGGTAAATTGTTTCTACCTCTTTAATAGTAAGAGGATTAATTACCTGGTTTCCAGGAATACCACTTGGGTAATAGTTCTCAAGTTCATCAATTTGTTCAGGAGTAAGCACTTCATAAAACTCATCAATGATTTGATTAACTGTTAGATAATTTTCTTCTAAGATTTGGTCACATTCTTCAATAGAATCATTATTCTCACCAATTTTAAAAAATACTTGTAAAGGATTTACACGAATTACTTTAGCTTCTCCTGCTACTTCTTCTACTCTGTAAAACTCTTCACCTGCAATTAACCAATCTTTCCAACCTGTAGCAAACTTATCTTTAAGTCTTTGATGCTTCTTATAATAAGTTAAGAATTTTTCAGCTGTAATCTCACGCATGTCTTTAGCAGACATTTGTGCAGCTTTAATTACATCTTCAGGAGTAGGTATTTCTTGAGGTTCTTCACCTCTTGCTTCAGCTTCTTTAGCTGCAGCTTGAGCATCTTGAGTTAAATAATCGTATAAATTTTGAACAATGATTTGTTTTAACTTTTCTTCTTTATCTGTAATTGCTGAGTCATTAACTACTTTTACAATAGGATTAAAGAACCTTTTATGTTCTTCTCCAAACAATACATTAAATATAGGAAATAGAATATCATAAGGTTGTAAAGTAGCAGGTAACTGAAATTTATTAGGTTGATTTTTACCTAAATTAAAAGGATTAGTTATATGCTCAAAATGAGTAATATCTATCTTATTATTTAATAAGTCATAATTTCTTTTGCGCTCTGTTACAGAACGTCTTCTTTGAGAATCTTTACCTTTAGTAGATGCAATAATTGCATCAACGCATTTGTGCTTCCATTCAAGAGTTTCCTTGACTTCACGAAGCACTTTTTGCCTTGGTAATATGACCCTATCTTGATATACTACTTCCATTTGAATCTAATTAGCCTAAACTACAAACTTATTTTTTTAAATTTCATTAAACAATAGATTATTGATAATATCCTGTTCTTCCTATAGCAAATTTAGAACTTTTCTGAAAACCATTGTGAAAGAACTCTTGGTCTAAGAAAGACTTAGCTTGTTCTTCTACTTTAACTTCATACTTACGCATCTCTTCTTTCTGATACAAAGCTACCATTAAAGCCATTACACGGTCAAAGTTACCATCAGGATTATACAATATTAGTTCTTTTAACAATGGTTGGCATCTAATCTTATGACAAACTTTTACGTCACCTTCATAAGGTTTTCTAAGCCATGAATTAATTAATCCTTCTCCATACCTTTTAATCTCATTAGACATATGTATTCCATAGCCTCTATCTACAGTAGAACCTTGGACTACATCTTTAATTAACTTAGGCTGCTTAGCAAGAAGATACAATGCTCCACAAGATTCAAAATAAGTGAATACACCTTTCTTTTCATTCTCATAGAGAGCCATTGCATTATAGTATAGTAATAGTCGTCTACAGTTTTCATAAAAGTCATTAGCTGTTTCAGGTCTACCTGAATACTCAGCTACAATTCTATTAGTTAAGTTATCTAAGATAATAATAGAACCTAATGAACCAGACTGAGATTTGTCATGGTCATAAGGGTCAATTCCTCCAATGTATCTACCCCATGGAATAACTCCATTATCATCCTTAATAGGATGTTCATAGAGTACCATAGAACCTTCTACATTAGCTTCAGCTCTAAGAGGAAAATCATAGATAGGTCTATTTTTAGGATTATTCCTCCATTCAGTTTCTCCTTCAGGACTTATAATTACATCTCCTATCCATTCAGCATCTGCTAATTTACTAGTCTCTATATTAGCAAGAGTATATTGTAAATCTTTAAGTGGGAAGATGTTATTTGTTTTAGATAGAAAAACTTCGCTAGGTACAATAGGATTATACACGACATACTCGTCATAAGCACTAGCATCTTTAGCAAGTTTCTTTTTCTCTCTTTGTTCTTCTTCACCCAGCCTAGCAAGATGGAGATTAGTATTACCAAAGTCATCTTTGTAATTTATTTTAGTGTAAGTAGATGGAAAGAATAAAGCTATTTTTCCCCTATTCTCATAAATGTCATCAAACACCAAGCAGTCATACGCTTCAGGGTCATAAAACATTTTCTGAGAAGCAAGTGTTCCACCACCAACCATATCCCCACCAGTACCAATGTAAAGAGTAGAGCCAAACTTATAATTATTAAGTCTTTGAGTATTCTCATCAGCAAAGTGAGATTCAATAAGATTTTCCCAGACTCCAATTTCTTCTCCTATTTTTATAGTGTTACGTCCTCCTACACCAGCTAATGGTTTATCTCGGTATACTCTAGGTTTAAAACAACTTCTAGTACCAACCATTTGCCACTTCCCACCAACTTTCTTTTTATAATAATTCTCAACTTTCTTACCAATATTCCAAGTACCTACTAAAGTTTTAGCAAAAGGTGCAGGATAATAAATACCATTAACCTCCATACCTCCAGGATAATTATTTAATACGTCCTGAATCTTAGTAATCAAGTCATTTACATACGGAGCATTATATGCACTAAGCATAATCTCTGCAGTTTCTTTAGGAATTTCTCCAGGAGTATATTCTTTTTGACCATCAGTTAAATACTCATGTGCAGCTATATTAGCTCCCCAATAAGATTTACCCCAACCACGTGGGCCCATAACAAGTAAGTTTTTAGCTTCCTTATTATACAAAGGTTTACCTAAATCTCCTGGTTGTTTAGTTCTAAGAAAAGATCTTATGTCTTCTACATCTCCTACTTTTTCAAAACCTGATAAACCACGAGCTTCAATCCAATAGTATGCTAAATCCCATACATAGTCTAAATCCCAAGGTCTATCTTTCTTTCTTTTATTCTTATCTCCTAAGATAATAGTAGCATAGTTTAAGTAATGATATAACTGTGGAGGACACCATATTCCATTTATCCACTGACCTTCAATTACTTTCTTCTTTTCTCCCCTCCAAAAGTCTAGATACCCATTACTCATTGGATGGAGTTTAGGTATTTCTTTTAAAGTGAAGTCTCTTCTATTATCCCACATTATATTTCTCCTCGTTCTGTTAAACTTTCCATACCACCTCCAAGCATAGTACCACCTTCACCTTCTTGTACTAATCTAGACATGATATCTTCATACTCAGAATATAACTTAGTATTAGACAAAAGCCTCTTTTCAATCTCATCAGCTGTCTCTGAGTTATATTTTAAAGTCTTCATATACTCAGTCTTTTCATTCATAAGTCTTTCCCACTCTATCATCTGTTTCATAGGTACAGACTTAAACATATCCCAAGCTTTAATATACTCAGACAAACTAGACCAATGAAAGTCAGGCTGTTTTAATATATCTTCAGATATA